CGTTTAGATCACTTGTCGCCAGATTGATTTTATATACACCGTCTGAAACAGCAGACACCGCATTGGCACATGCGGCAAATGCCGCACCATCAATCGAGCGCTCAGCCGTGACCGTTAATCCTGCCAACGGCGTGGCATGGTCTGACGCATCAATCATTACAAATTCAAAATTAGCCAGTGCTGTATTCTTCTGTACACCTGATGGCAGATTGTCGGTTTTTACTTTAATCGCATCCACATCAGCAGGCAGATTAGCCGCATCCAGTTCAGCCAGTCGCCCTTCGGTACAGACTGAGGCCAGAGCCGCAGAATCAGTCCCGCGCATGTATCCATTTTCAATACTGAATTGCCCAATAATTGCAGTGACAAGTTTTCCATCCAATGTTTCATCTGGATATAAAACCGCATCCCAATCCATTCCTGTTTCCCAAAATCCTGTATCGCCTGTATCAACAGAAGTATCAACCATCAATACATGATAGCCGGTTGTACTGCTGTAATTTGCATTAAGGGTCAGGCCGTTTGTACTGGTTTTAACTGATAATGTCCCGGCAAGGTTTTTCACTATCTTAATATCAGCTACTTCGATTGCAGTGTCAAAATCACCCCTTTCGCCTTCACGCAGATTAGTTGTGAAACTGACCATGACCACAGCATCTTCGGCTTTATCTAATCTATCCATTGGTCACATCCGGCAAGGTTGCCCAGTATTCACGTAGTTTTTCGATAAAGGCTTTGTTGTCTCTATGCACTGACTTCACCCAGCCCAAGTCTGTTGCCTGCCTTACTTTTTGTTTGAGATATGGCGAGACTTCATCAGTTTCTATTTTCAGATAAGCCTCGTTATATAACGGGTTCATGGCGACTGAAAGTGTATTACCGGGTCTGGTTTTGCCAAATTCCTCAATCGCTTCATTCCTGATCTTTTTCAGATTAGAAGCTGAAATAGTCGTATCAATAACAAGATAGAAGATCATGCTGACTCCGTGAGTGCGCCGGTCACTTGAAAGCCACCGCCCGATCCCTGATTGGCACTAAAGCCACGATAAGTATTGCACATATAAATAGGCGGCTGGTTGCCTGTCGGTTCCTGTCCGCCATCGAGTCTTGAAGGCACCCATTTACCGGCTGAATCAAAGTATTTTCTCCGGTTTGCTACTATTGAAAAATCCATTGTCTCGGCAAGATTGAGATAAATAACATCTATGTCGGCATTTATTTTATTTAGGCCGCCAGTAATTGCATCAGCGCCTACTGCAAATTCTGTAGAGGTATAGTCAATATTAGCATTATCAGACGTTGTAGTTGACAGACTACTTATATCGTCGATATAGATATGATTGTCATCATTTTCCACATCCCATGATGCAAGTATATTATGATAACTTCCGTCAGCTGTGATTGTGGCCACGCTATCAAGATGTAAAGTAGTGACATTAGCTGTTGTTCTACCAAAAATGTTAATAACATTAGTAGTTTGTCTGCTGATAATAAACCGCAAGATCGAAGCATCACGATTACTGACTATTCGTTGCGCTACCCCATCTCCACCCAACATCCTGATACGAGCGGCGAATATCCCGATCTTGCCATCAACAACACCAGTCAGAGCAGCACCACGGGTAAGATAATCATTCGTCCCGTCAAGAGACGCGCCAAAGACAGGTAACTTCTGTTGCGCTGCGATTAGTCGACCGTTAATGAGCATGAGTCACCCGGAGTTGGTCAAGCCAATACTTTTCTGGCCGCTTCTTTTGCCGCTTTCAGTTTTTGCTCAAGGGCGGCCAGTTCTTCGGTGAGTTTGCCCTGCTTTTGCTGCATGGCCGTGATTTCTGCTTTGCCGGCCTTCACGGCGGCATCAATCTCATTCAACTGCACCTGATGTTTGGCGAGCTCGCCATCCATCTGCACCCGGCGTTTCTGCTGTAACTCATCCGCCCGTGTCCGGGCATCAGACAGGGCGGCATCGGCACGGGCATCGGCGGCTTGCTGGATTTCAGCGGCCACTATTTCAGCGGCCGCAATCCTGGCCTTGGCATCCATTGTTTCTTTGGCCAGTGCGGCCTCTTTGTCTTTCAGCGTCGCATCGTGGGCATCAATCTCCGAGCGTAATTCTTTCAGCTTGTTCTCGGACTGCATGACCGCCTGCTCCAGTGAGCCCACTTTGCGCAGGTATTCCACCATTGCCTCAATCCACCTGTAGCGGTTCAGCTCGCGTTCTGCCTGGTCTGCCATTTCAATCGGGTTCATTTCAGATCTCCTGGCCGCTGCGGGAGCGGCGGGCAATGATAGTGACATCAAGATCGGTAGCACCGTCCCCTGCGGTCACGTTGGGCCGGGTGAGCAATGTATTTTCCAAGATGGACTTTACGGCGGCGGCGCCGATATTCAACGCATTCAGCCCAGGATCATTCAGCGCGGCATAAACGCTCTCATCCAGTGAGCCCTCGACACGCAAATTGCCACCGGAGCCAAATGTCCCCACCACCTGCACGGTGCGGTCTGCATAATCATCCCAGTTCGGGCCGATGGGCGTGCCGTCCGCATTGGTTGTGGTCAGCGTGTCCCAGGCGAATTTGACGGTGTTATCATTAATTTTGGTGACGGTAACGGGTCGTGTGGCCATAATATTTCCTCAATAGTTCATGCCGGGATCGGCAGGAGTGAATGCGGGTATTTTGATCGTTTGTTGTGGCTGCTCTGGTATTTTCATGGCAAAAGCAATCACGGTCGCATCAAACAGGTTCGGGCTGTCCACGCCACGCGCCTTCATCTGTTTCTTGGATTCCACCAGTATCTTGCCGTTATCCGTGAAAATACGCTTAGGCCGTGATAACTCGGACTGTAATTGCACCAGGCACTTACAGGCGGAATCAATGCTGATCAGCTTGTCCGGATCAAAATTAACGACATGCCCCAGTTTGGCACGCTCTATGGCGTCATACGTGGCCTTGAACCGGTCGCGCAACCAGGTAGCAGACTGCGCCCGGAAATTCCTGAACTGCTCATCATTGGTTTTCAGATCATGGTCATTCAAATTTTCACTGCCATACTTTTTATCCGGGTCAACAACAGCCGCTGAGCCATGGTAAGCCACAATCTTCATGCGCCTGGCCGCCATACCGATTAACGCCAGTTTCATTGAGGGCGCACCCATGCCATCGCCGTCATAACCGAATACGTCGGCCCGGAACGCATCTGCCATTTCAAACGCCCAGGGTATGGCTTGGGTAATATCGCCATCGTGTTTTTGATCCGCTTCCAGAATCACAGAGCCATGCCGGTTGACGGCGGCCTTGGCGTCTCCTGTATCTGCTGGATCAAAACCTGTGGTGCGTATGCCGGACGGACGTATGCCCAGCCGTTTATGCGCATCAATCGCAGCCACTACCCATTTTGCCGGAATAAACGCATCTTCCTGTGAGGCGTTATAATCGCGGTCTATTTCCTGCGCCACTGTTACCTCGTCTTGCTCGTCTTTTTGTTTCTGGTACCATGCCGCGTCTTTGCGCGGATCATCGCGCCAATCAAAAATAAACAGCTTGCCCGTCTTGTCGAATTTCAGGCGTTTTTTATAAAACGCGTTGCCATTACCGTTCGGGGTACTGATATCAATCTGGCAGTTGGTGGTCTGGGATAATGAGCGATCAGCTTCTTCCTGGTGCTCAATGAATGCAGCCTCGTCAACAAAATATATTGATTTACGCCCGCCACGGCCAACATTGTCACCAACCTCTCCAGAGATTGTGTTGCCATTCTCCGGGTTGATAATGCGCATGAATGAGCTATGCTCACGCTCACTGAATGCCTGCGGCAAGAATATGACAGGCAAATTATCAATAAAGATTCGGATTTTCTCGAACAATGAATCAGGCTGACCTTTCTGGTCTACCTTTTCCTCTTTGAACGAGCCAAATCCAGAGGAAAAGCCTGGTTCGAATATCCACATCGTTGCCGCAAAACTGGTAGATAACCAACTGACGCCGCAATCACGCGATTTTTCAACTAGCCCGCGCTCACGCTTGCGCCATTTGTGGTAGATCCATTGCAAGTATTCCGTTTGTTTGCCCCATAACACGAATGGGAAGTGTGTTGGCAACCCCAGATCAGCGTTGCGCGGATCATAGGTGATCCCCCAATCCGCAATAAAATCCCACGGGGCATAACGGTAATGATTGACTGCGATCTTGAACTTTTCGGAGTCCTTGAGTAGTGCGTCCAGCCTTAATGCGCGTTGCCTATAAATTGCGCCATAATCAGGATTTTTATAATCAAACACATTATTTCTTGGTTGCGGCAGTGTTACTGAGCATCTGTTTATACAACTGTGCAATCTGGTTCTGATCCAGACCATCAGCCAAAATAGCGGATACCGGGATTGGCCCATCATTAGGGCCGCCATGCTGGTGTTCTATCTTGTCTCTCCAGTTCTCCTTGTCCCGATTCTTCAACCAGAAAATCATGGAGGTTGGATCCGGCGGGTAATGCTTTATGGTATTGGCCCGGACAACCCTGCCCTTGCTGCTGCAAAATATCTTTTCTTCTGGGTGACTATAACCAATGGCACGTTCAAACAGGCTGCGCACCACGCGGTTATCCAATTCCGCCTTGGCA